TCGACACCGACGGCAAGGTCATCACCCTGCCGGCCGTCGCCGCCGGCTTGGACGGGGTGATGATCGTCAATGGCGGCTCCTACGGCGCGGTGGCGATCAACATCGCGCCCAACGCCTCGGACTCGATCTTCGGGCCCGACATCACCGCTGCCGACAACAAGAAGCTGATCAACACCAAGGCGACCGCCAACCGCGGCGACTTCGTCGTCATCGGCGGCAACGACGCGGACGGCAACGCGGTGCAGGCGCTCCGCGGCATCTGGGTCCGCGAGGCCTGATCATTTTCTCCATGTTCTGAGGCCGGGCGCTGCCCGGCCTTCCCGCCTTTGCCGCTCCGGTTCAGATCGCGCGATCGAACCCTGGACCCGGCCCACCACCTTCGCCGATCGCGCGCCCATATCGCCCTTGGAGGGGCTTCAACATGGACCAGAGTCTTCTTTCCAGCCGGGCGATCATGGGCATGTACTATGCTCGCCTTGAGGTGAACCCGGGCCTCGCCTGGGTCGATGGCGTCTCGAACCTCTACACGTCCGACCAGGCCAGCGAGACCTATGCCTTCATGGGCCAGTCGCCGACCATGCGGAAGTGGATCGCAGGCCGCGTTGCCAAGGGCTATGCGGTTAACGCCTTCACGATCGTCAACGACGAATACGAAGCGACGATCGAGATCAAGCTGCGCGACGCCCGTCGCGACAAGACCGGCCAGATTCGCGCCCGCATCGCCGAGTTCTCCGATCGCGCCCAGACCCACTGGGCCAGCATGCTGTCCACCCTGCTGCTCAACGGCGCCTCGACGCTCTGCTATGACGGGCAGTATTTCTTCGACACCGACCACGTCGAAGGTCTCTCGGGCGTCCAGTCCAACAAGATCACCGTCGACATTTCGACGCTGCCTGCTTTGGTGCACGGCTCGACCACGGCGCCGAGCGTCGAGGAAATGCAGCAGGCCTTCCTCGCCGGCATCGCGCAGATCCTGTCGTTCAAGGACGATCAGGGCGAGCCGATGAACGAAAACGCCACCCAGTTCGCGGTGCAGGTGCCGATCGGGCTCTATCTCACCGCCCTCGCCGCGGTGAGCACGATCACCACGGCGAACCTGCAGAACAACCTCAATGCCAACGCGATCTCGAGCTTCAAGATCGACGTCCAGATGAACCCGCGGCTCACCTGGACCGACACCTTCGTAATGTTCCGCACCGACAGCCCGATCAAGGCGCTGGTGCGCCAGAGCGAGCAGGAAGTCCAACTGAAGGCCAAGGCCGAGGGCTCCGAATACGAGTTCGACAACAAGGCATGGCAGTTCGGCATCGATGCCAGCCGCGGCGTCGGTTACGGCTACTGGCAGCGTGCCTGCCAGGTGCAGCTGATCTAGTCCGCCGATCCCTCAAACCCTTCCCGCCCTGCCATTGGCGCCGCTGCCGCGCGGGGGCGGGAAGGTTTTCGCGGAACGGAGCGATCCCATGCAGAAATATACCGTGATCGGCGCGTTGACGCTCGCAGCCGGCACCGTCCTGGGCCTCAAGCCTCAGCAGTTCAACGACCGCCGCCACCTCCTCGAACTGCTCAAGGACGGCAAGTCGAGTGTCGTCGCCCGGGCGGTCCTGCCAGTGCAGTTCAAAGCGTCCGAAGTCATCGGCCTCGAAGACGAGCCCGACAAGGCGACCGCGCAGCTGCTGCTCATGCCGGACGGCACGCCGGCCGTGGGTCGGGCGGCCGTCGCCGCCGTCGAGGCGGCCCGCGCCGAAGGCCGGGCCGATGCCGAGGCAGGCCTCTCGGCCGCGCTCGCCGCGGCAAAGGCCGAGGGCCGCGCCGAGGCTGAGGCGGAGGCGATTGCCAATGCCGCCAAGACCATTGAAGCGACGCTGGCCGAAGGCAAGGCGTTAGGCCGCACCGAGGCCTTGGCCGAAGTAAACGGCAAGCTGCAGGCCACTCTTGCGGCGGCCGGTACCGCTGCCGCCGAAGCTCAGAAGGCACTTGCGGCCGCCAAGACCGATGCGGAAAAGCAGGCGGCGCAGGATGCCCTCGACAATGCCGAGGATGCCGTCGCCGTGGCGCAGCTGGCGATCGCGGCGCTCGCCTAGATGCCGATCGAGAGCGATGCAGATCGGCGAGCGATGCTTGCCGATTTCGGCGTGAGCGTCGACTGGACGAGCCGGGCAAGCACGGTTTCGCTGACCGGCCTGTTCGATCGCGCCGCGCACGTCCAGGCGCGCTTTTCTGAGGAGGTGGGCGTCGTCGTCCGCGAGGCGATCCTCACGGTGGTGGCGTCCGACGTTCCCGCCCCAGCCGCCGCAGGCGATGCGGTTTTGGTCGACGGAGAAGCCTACCTCGTCCGTACCCTGCTGCCGGACGGACAGGGGATGGTCTCTGTTCACCTCGAGAAGGATCGCGGCTGATGGCGCACTTTCGGACGCAAATTCGCGACAAGGTGGCCGCGTTGCTCGCCGACTGTCCAACCACGGCCGGCCGTGTGTTCTCCGGCCGCGTCGCGCCTCTCATGCCGGCCGAGATGCCGGGCCTTGTCGTCGTGTCCGCCGGCGAGACGGCTGACTTCGGCCCCTCGGTCGGCGGCGGCCCCAGCACCGAACGTGTGCTGCAGCTGCTGGTCATCGGCGACGTCGTCGGCAATGAGGGCCTCTACGACGACCTCGATAGCATTGCCGGCGAGGTCGAAAAGACCCTGCTGGGCGACCACTACACCCTCGACGGGCTTTGTCAGTGGATCGAGCCGCCGCAGACGCAGCTCGCCATCAGCGAGCGCGGCGAAAACAGCAGCGACCGCATCGGCACGATCCGCCTGGTGTTCCCCATCCACTATCGCACCGTGACGGCCGACCCGTCCGTGCAAGTCTAGGAAAGGCCAACAATGACCACCTATCACGGTAATCACGGCGTCATCAAAGTCGGCACCCATGCCATCGCCGAGGTGACCAAATTCAGCGTTACCGAGAGTTTTTCGCCCACCGACGACAGCTCGATGGGCGACACCTGGGAGTCGCACCTCACCGGTGCGCCGATGAAGTGGTCGGGCTCGATCGATGCCCACTACTTCCCCGCTGATACCAACGGCCAGCTTGTCCTGCAGGTGGGCGCCAGCGTCAGCCTCGAGCTCGATTGCATCGGGACGGTCACCGGCAACGAAAGCCTCACCGGCACCGCTTCGATCACCAGCCGGCAGGTCGACACCGACATGGGCGCCGTGGTGTCGGTCAGCTTCCAGTTCCAGGGGAACGGTGCCCTGACGCATGGAGCGCTGAGCTGATGGACGACAAGCTGCAGGAACGGATTATCGGCCATTTCGAGCCCGAGAAGGTGCGACGGCTCGAGGTCGAGGAGTGGGGCGAGCCGGGCAAGCCCCTGGTCATTACATACATGCCGGTGACGATCGATGACGTGGTCACGGTTTCCGAGCTGGATGGCATGTCGTTCGACAAGCAGTGTGCCCGGATCGTCGTGCTGAAGGCGATGGACGAAAACGGCAAGCGACTCTTCAACATGGCGGACGCTACCTCGCTGCGAAAGCGTGCCGCGCCCGAAGTGGTGAAGAAAATCGCTCTCACCATGCTCGGCCGGTTGTCACAGGACGAAGCGGCAAAAAACTGAGGGCCGATCCGCTGCTGATGAATGTCTATCGGCTTGCGGATCGGCTGCACAAGCTTCCCGCCGAAATCCGGTCGATGACGACCGAGGACCTTAGCTACTTCGTCGCTTACCTCGAGATTGCTTCGGCATGAGGTCTACAGATGTCAAATAATCCGCAATTCAAGGTCGACATCACCGCCAGCGACAACACGAAGCCGGGGTTCGACTCGGCGCTCGCGACGGCTCGCCGCGCGTCCCTGGCCATAGCGGGTACTGCCAACGTAAGTCAGGCGGCGTTCGAGGGGGCGAACGGAAGCGTAGGCAACCTGGCTGCCCAGTTCAACGACATCGCGGTGCAGTTGTCGGCGGGCCAGTCTCCGTTCCTCATCGCCATCCAGCAGGGTACCCAGGTGGGTCAGGTGCTGGGGCCCATGGGGGCCGCAGGGGCGGCCAAGAGCCTCACGGCGGCTTTCCTGACCATGATCTCGCCGGTCAACCTGATCACCATTGCCGCCATCGCCGCGGTTGCGGCGACGGGCGAATGGCTGCTGGGCATGATCCCGAAGACGGAGGACGCCAACCAGGCGTTGGCAGCGCACAAGAAGCAGCTAGACGATATCCTCGTCGGCTATGATGCCGTGCGGCAGGCGGCTGACAAGACGATCGAGGAAGCGCAGAAGCTCCCTGCGATCGCAGCCCGCAGCGATCTCGAGGCGTCGCAGCGGTCGGTTGCCGACAATCTCGAGCAGACGCTCTCCCGGATCGCGGAACTGCAGGGGCGCATCAACGACGAGCTCAGCCACAACCAGATGGTGTCCGGTTCGGCGGATGTTCGGGCAGAATTCGAACGCCTTCAGCAGACGATTGCGGCCGCTGGCCTGTCGACCCATACGACTGCCAGCGAAACCGAGAACCTCATCGCCAAGCTCACGCTGCTCAAGAACTCTACCGATGACGCCGACATTGTCGATTTCACTGGTGAAGCGCTCGATCTATCCAAGGCTGTGAGGCAGCTGCAGGGCAATTCGGACGCAGCCGCCAACTCGATGAGCAAGCTGCTGTCGACCATGGACCCCGCCGCCATGTCGAAGGCCCTGGATACGCTATCTAGCCTTGGCCGCGAGCAACTCACCCCGCGTCAACAGGCGACTGCAAGTTTTGGGAGCATTGCCAACGATGCCTCCGCGTCATGGGGCGACAAGGCTGTTGCGGCCGATGCCTATGCAGCAGCGCTCAATCGGATCGCCGAGGCCGAGACCGACGAGGCAGCCAAGGCAGCGGCAAAGAAGGCGGCTGAGGAGGCCAAGCAGCAGGCGGACGCCTATAGGACTGTGATCCAGTCGATTCAGGACGAGACCACGGCTATCGGCATGAACGCCGAGCAGCAGGAAGCACTACGGCGCATTCGCGAGGCAGGGGTTGCCCTGAGTGGACCCGAAGCCGACTATATCCGCGAGCAGGTGCATCTGCAGTATCAGCAGCAGGCGGCGGTCGATGCGGTGGCTGAGGCCCAGAAGCGCGCCCAGCTCGCCCTGGCGACAGCTGGGAACGAAGCGCGGACCGTGCTCGACGGCATGATCAGCGACTTCAAGCAGGGCAAGGATGCCCTGACCATCCTCGGCGACACGCTGAGCAAGGTAGGCGAGGACTTCCTGAATTCGGGCCTCGACATGCTGTTCAACCCGAGCTCGCCCGCGGCGCAGGGTGGAGGCTTGTTCGGCGCTATCGGGAGCGCGCTCGGCTCGATCTTCCACTTCGCCAGCGGCACGAACAACGCGCCGGGCGGCCTGTCGCTGGTCGGCGAGAACGGCCCAGAACTGCTGAACCTGCCCGCCGGCAGCCAGATCATCCCCAACAACCGGCTGGGCGGGCTCGGCGGCAGCATGACGGTGCAGATCATCGACCAGCGATCAAGCGGCTCGATCAAGCAGCAGAGCTTTGCGACACCTGACGGCCAGAAGGGCCTCCGCCTGATCATTCGTGACGAGGTGCGCGAGGCTTATCGGCGCGCCCTGCCGGGGTTCGGCTGATGCCCGTCGACATGCCAGCCTATGGCTTTGCCAACTGGAACCTGCTGCCCGACATGGGAATCAGTTCGGCGCAGACAGAGGCCGGGCTGATCATCACCTCGCGCCATGGCGATGCGGCGTGGAAGGGCACGCTCACCACCGTCCCGCTGGCGCCGAAGTCCGACTATCCGGATTTCCTCGCCTTCCTGTCGCGCGTCGTCGACCTCAACCTGCGGGTCGATTTCAAGCATCCGATATACCGGGTGCCTCGTGCCTACACCGTTGACACCTGGCCGCTCACCGACGACCCGACACTGAGCAGTGTCACCGACCTGCGCCACATCGTGGTCGGCGGCCTCAATGTCGGCATGACGCTGAAGCGCGGCGACCGCCTCTGCCTCCGCCAGGACGGGCCGCCGGCCGTCGTTTGCCACCGCTGGCTTGCCGCCGATGTCACGGTTTCTAGCGCGATCGCGCAAACCCTCGAGCTGACACCGCGCCTGCCGACCGGCGTTTTCGCTCCGGGCGCCAGCGTGGTGTTCAAGGACCCGATCATGCGCCTCGCTGTCGTGCCCGGCAGCTGGAACGCCGCCGAAGCGGTGGCGCCCACGGGCGTCAGCTTCGACGTGCTGGAAAGTCTCGCCTGACATGAAGACCTATGACAGCGCCACGCTGGCCCGCCTCGCGGCCGGCGAAATCGACGTGATCGACGGGCTGACATTGGTGCTCGATGCCGGCACGGTGAGCTTTGCCACCAACCTGCAGGGCAGCTTCACCTTCACCGACGATGCCCTGGGTACGCAGACGTTCGCCGGCGCCGCGGGGCTGCTGTCGCTCGACGTGCCGCAGGCGGCCGTCGGCGCGCAGAGCGAGGCGATCACCGCCAGCCTGACCGAGACCTGGGTGCCCGAAGGCACCGATATCCCGGTCAACCTCTTTGACGATGGTGTGCGCGCCTCGATCGACGATGAGCCGTGGCAGAACCGGCTCGCTATCCTGTCGGTGTTCTGGCGCGAACAGGGCGGCGACATCATAGAGCGCGAACAGGTCGCCATCCGCCAGATCGACCAGATGGTCATGACCTGGGACGCCAACGGCAACCCGGTTCGACAGGGAATGCTCGAGGAGCCCGACATCATCCAGAAGGATATCGAGGGCAAGACCAGCAACCCGGCTTTTCAGGCGCTGATCGACCCGACCGACAAGGGCCTCGAGCACGTGGCGGCGGCGGCCACCGACAAGATCTACTTCGGCCAGGCGGCGGACGCCTCCGCCGGCGGCACGTCCAAATAAGGGGAAACATTCTCGATGCGCAGCTTTAGCGATGGCGGCCAGTCTCGCCGGCAGTTTGCACCCTTGCCAGCAGACTACATCGACGTGCGGGTGCTAGCGGCCGGCATCGCCGAACGGCACGCGATCCCTGTCGGCGCCCGCTTCGTCGTCCTCGCCAGCGACGGCACCTTTTATGCCAAGTTCGGGGATGTCACCGTCACCGCGGCTATCCCGGCGACCGACGTCGTCGATGGCTCGGGCTCGGAAATCAACCCGGAGGCCCGCGAAATCCCTGCCGGCGCCGGCTACATCAGCCTCGTCGCGGCGCAGGCAACCGTCGTCTCGATGGGGTTCTTCGCGTCATGATCTTCTCCTCCCGTCCCTCGACGGCACCGCAAGGCAATTTCCTCGGCCAGGCGGCGACCCGCTGCTTTCCTGCGCTCACAAACAACGCCTCATATACCTTCGGCATGGGTCGATCGGCCCATGTTGCGCGCGAAAAGCTCATCAATCCGACCGTGGTCTACGGCAATTTCTACATGACCGGCTCGGGCGAGCATGCCCCGCTCGGCGGCGCCGGCACGCTCAAGGTCG